TGGGCCGGTACTGTCACGAGTGTGGGGTGTAACAATCCCACTACGCAAAGTAAGAGACACACTGGTCATGTCACGGCTATGGAATCCACAGTTGGAGGGTGGGCATAGCTTACGTGCATGGGGTGAAAGGCTCGGTGACTTCAAGGACGACTTCACTGACTTTGACGGTGGTCTAACACAGGAGATGATCGCATACTGTAAGCAGGACGTTCATGTAACATCTTTGCTTTACTCTAAGTTGACACGAGAGCTACAAAATTACGGTAGTAGTGTAGACCTAGAGCATAACATTGCTTTCATCATGAAGAAGCAGGAAGACAATGGTTTTAAACTCAATCAACAAGAAGCTATCTCTTTGTTGGCTCAACTTAAAGATCGAATGGCTTATATTACTGACCACTTGCAAAGTATATTTCCTCCGATTGTGGAAGAGCGTTGGTCAGAGAAGACAGGCAAGCGTCTCAAAGACGGAGTTACCGTATTCAATGTGGGGTCAAGGCAACAGATCGCACAGCGTCTTCAGGAGCGTGGTGTTAAGTTTACTAAGACGACTGAGAAAGGCACTATTATAGTTGATGAAGGTACGCTGAAAGGTATTGACTTACCTGAAGCACAGTTAATTGCTGAGTATCTGATGATACAGAAGCGTGTGGGTCTACTTGAATCATGGATTGATAACGTCAAGGATGACGGTAGAGTACACGGCAGGGTCATTACTAACGGTGCTGTAACAGGACGTATGACACATCAGAAACCAAACATGGGACAAATCCCTAGTGTCAACAGTGAGTATGGAGCTGAATGTAGGGCGTTATGGGGGGTAACTGACGGGAATGTTTTAGTTGGGACAGACCTTAGTGGCATAGAGCTACGATGCCTCGCTCATTATATGCAAGATCCAGACTGGACAGAGGAGCTATTGAATGGAGATATCCATCAGAAGAACGCTGATGCCGCAGGTATTACGAGACCGCAGGCTAAGACTCTCATCTATGCAACCCTTTACGGCGCGGGACCCGCAAAGATTGGTAGTATTGTCGGGGGAGGTGCGCGTCAGGGGCAAAAGGTCTTGTCGCGCTTTTATGATAACACCCCTGCGCTATCGAGACTCATGGAAAAAGTTAAGAAAGTGGCAAACAAAGGGTACGTACCGGGGTTGGATGGTAGAAGAATCATTGTTAGATCTGAGCATGCCGCACTCAACAGCCTCCTTCAAGGTTGTGGGGCTATCATTGCAAAGCAGTGGTGTATTGAAGCACACAAACAATTCAAGCGATTTCACTTACCTGTGCGTCAAGTTGCATTTGTACATGATGAAATTCAAATTGAAACAGAGGAGAAATATAGCGAAGACGTTGCAACAATCATGGTCGACTCCGCAAGAAAAGCGGGGCTTACATTGGGCTTTCGATGCCCAGTAGATGCCGAAAGTAAAATCGGTAAAACATGGTTTGACACACATTAATTGAGTGTGTTATAATATAGTTACTTCCTTACAGGAGAAAAGTAATGAGTGAAGTATTTAAGTTAGAGAATGTGGAACTGTACTGGCCGTTCCTCTACGAGCGCAACCAACTTAGCAATAAGTTTCAGGTTGATTTGGCTAACCTAACTGACGATCAGATTGCAAAGATCGAAGAGACAGGTGTACAGATTCGTAACAAGCAAGATGACCGCAATGCGTTTGTCACTTGTAAGTCCTCGATGTACGAGATCAAGCCTTACGACAAGAACGGTGAAGTGATTCCCGCTACTGTTAAAGTAGGCAACGGCTCTAAAGCTAACCTCATGGTTAAGCCTTATGGTTGGAAGTCTCCGACAGGACAGAAGGGTATCTCTCTTGGTATCGTGAAGATGGTCGTCACAGACCTGAACGAGTACAAGTCAGAGGGTGTGGATGTATCTGATCTAGTAGATGAAGATACGTTATGATTGCCCTGATTGACGGTGACATCCTGTGCTATCGCATAGGCTTTGCAACCAACGAAGAATCTGAAGATGTTGCTATCAGAACGATGGCTTCATTCTTAGAAGATATGTTGATGCATGATCTTGATTGCGGAGAGTGGACAACTTACCTCACTGGTAAAACCAATTTCCGTCATGACGTTGCCGTCACTGAGAAGTACAAGGGAACCCGTAAGAAAGAGAAGCCTGTGCATATCAATCTCTTGCGGGACTACCTTGTTGCCTCATGGAATGGTGTAGTATCTGATGGTAATGAAGCTGATGATGAGATCGCTATTGCGGCAACCTCACTAGGCGACGAATCCATTATTGTTTCTCTTGACAAAGACTTTGACCAAGTGCAGGGATGGCACTACAACTTTGTGAAGAAGAACAAATACTACATCAAACCAGAGGAAGGGTTGCTTAACTTTTATATGCAGTTTCTTGTTGGAGACAGGATCGACAACATCATTGGTGTTGACGGCATTGGCCCTGTCAAAGCAAGGAAATTATTGGAAGGCAAAACCGAACAGGAAATGTTTGACATCTGCGTTGAGAAGTTAGGCAGTGTTGAAAGAGCAGTAGAGAACGGACGCTTGCTGTTCCTTCAACGCTATCCTAATCAGTTATGGGAACCGCCGCATGAAGACACAGAGTGCCAAAGCAAAGGGCAGGAAACTACAACAGTGGACAGCGGAGCAGATCTTGCAGACGTTTCCGCATCTGGAGAGTGACGATGTTCGATCAACCAGTATGGGTGTTAGTGGTTCTGACGTTCAACTTAGCCCTCTGGCTCGTAAGTCTTTCTCGTATGATGTCGAATGCAAGAGCCTTGCGAGAGTTGGAGTCTATCGTTTTGTTGACCAGTGCAACAATCGAGGTGATGCACAGCCACTTGTCGTTGTTAAAGAAAACAGAAGAAAGCCTCTCGTCGTAGTGGATGCAGAGCATTTCTTTGAGTTACTGAGGAATCAGAAATGAAGCACATGGTCATACCTGACACTCAAGTGAAGCCGGGGCATCCGATTGAACACTTGCGTTGGGCAGGACAATATGCCGTTGAGAAGAAACCTGATGTCATCATACACATCGGAGACCACTTTGATCTACCTAGTCTGTCAACGTATGACGTAGGTAAGAAATCATTTGAGGGTCGTCGTTACATCAACGATATTAACTCTGGCATCGAAGCAATGGAAACATTCTTGGAGCCTATCAAGGAGGAACAGAAGCGGCTCAGACGTAACAAAGAAAAGTTATGGAAGCCTCGCCTTGTATTCACGTTAGGTAACCATGAGAACAGGATTGCGAGAGCGATTGAAGCAGACCCTAAACTAGAAGGGTTGATGTCGTTCAGTGATCTTAACCTGACAGAGATGGGGTGGGAAGTACATGGATTCTTACAACCAGTGGTTATTGATGGCGTTTGTTATAGCCATTACTTTGTATCTGGTGTCATGGGAAGACCAGTGAGTAGCTCCAATGCGCTGTTGACTAAGCAACACATGAGCTGTGTGATGGGTCACGTTCAAGATCGGCAGATCAGCTTTGCAAGACGCGCTGATGGGCGACGTATCACCGGACTCTTTGCAGGTATCTTCTATCAACATGATGAGGACTACTTGACACCACAGACTAACGGATCATGGTCTGGTATATGGATGTTGCACGAAGTCAAAGACGGAGCATTCGATGAGATGCCAGTGTCAATCAATTACTTGAGGGAGAGGTATGCCTGATCTAAGTTCAATGGCGAATGAATATCAACTAGGTGGTGCACACTATACCAACAAAGATATTCAGCCTTGGGAAGCAATGGAAGCGTGGATGACTGAGGAGCAATTCAAGGGATTCTTAATGGGCAATGTAATCAAATACATCGCTCGCTTTCAGGACAAAGGCGGTGTGTTAGACTTGCAAAAGTGCAAACATTACCTTGACAAATTGATTGAAGTATGGTAAAATAGATGTTCACGCTTGAAGAAATTAAGGATAAACTCAAGCAGTTAGACGAGGTAACTGTGATGGAAACATTAGAGATTACCTCTGCTGACTTGGTAGATCGGTTCACTGATCGCATTGAAGAAAAACAAGATACACTGGAGAATGATTTCGATGACTCAACACCTTGGGATAACGATTGATTATGAAAGAGACAATCGCCTTAGTGATCAAGCAAGCACGCTCATGCGTGACTACTATATGCTTGAGCATGAGGAGTCTCCTCAGCAGGCTTTCGCTCGTGCGGCAGTGGCCTACTGCTATGGGGATCTGGACTTGGCACAACGTATTTATGACTATGCCTCAAAGGGTTGGTTCATGTTTGCGTCACCTGTCCTCAGTAATGCCCCAGAACCGAATGGAAAGATTAGTGGTTTACCTATTAGCTGTTTCCTTACTTACGTGGGGGACAATCTTGATAGCCTTATTGAACATAATGGAGAAGTAGCATGGCTTTCCGTAAAGGGCGGAGGTGTGGGTGGGCATTGGTCAGACGTGAGAGGAGTGAGCGACAAAGCTCCGGGACCGATCCCATTCATGAAAGTAGTGGACGCTCAGATGACAGCGTACAAGCAGGGGAAGACACGGAAGGGAAGCTACGCGGCGTACCTAGACGTAAGTCATCCTGACATCGAGGAGTTTATCTCCTTCAAGGTAGCGACTGGTGGTGACATCAATCGCAAATGTTTTAATTTGTTTAATGCAGTGAACATCACTGACGCTTTTATGGAGGCGGTAATCAATGATACAGAATGGAATCTCACAGACCCAAGTACAGGAATTGTCAGAGATACAGTCAAGGCTCGCAAACTTTGGCAACGAATACTTGAAGCTCGCTTCAGAACTGGCAGTCCTTACCTTAACTTTATCGACACAGCCAGACGAGGTTTACCAGAAGCTCAGAGACGGCTTGGACTCTCAATTATGGGTAGCAACCTCTGCAATGAAATCCATCTCGCAACAAATGAAGAGCGCACAGCAGTCTGTTGCCTCTCCTCAGTCAACCTTGAAAAGTACGACGAGTGGAAAGCAAGCGGAATGGTTGGAGACCTTATCAGATTCTTGGACAACGTCCTTCAATTCTTTATTGACAACGCACCAGAAGAACTATCAAAAGCTGTCTACTCAGCTTATAGAGAACGCTCAGTCGGTCTTGGAGCAATGGGGTTCCACGGATACCTCCAAAGCAAAGGCATAGCGTGGGAGTCATGGCAAGCGGCGAGTGAGAACTATGCAATCTTCAAAGACATCAAAGCCCAGTCTGTTGAGGCCACCTACTCGCTCGCTGTGGAGCGTGGCGAATGTCCTGATGGAGTGGGTTATGGTGTTAGAAATATGCATCTGTTGGCTGTTGCTCCTAACGCTAATTCTAGTATCCTATGTGGG